CTAAAATAATGCAGATTGTTGTCCGTACAGCTCGCTCTTTATGTCGACACAAACACGCTCTATATTTTCTACCGTTTTTAATCTTTCGGTCAAGCCTTCCACCAGCAAACAATATTTCTTTTCTCTTTCTCTGGCATCTTTTAACTGGTAAAAAAACAGAGCGCAAAACAACACCGCTATAAGCCCGTCGTTTAGTGCCGCTTTCATAATTTCCTGCCACATTACACGTCCTCCTTGACTATTTGTTTTGACTCACACCCAAAATCTTCATAGTCCATTTTAATTGTTTTACTACTAATTTTTATTACTAATTTTTTGCCCGGTTAAAATCTTTATTGCGTGCTTTTATCAACTATACGCTTATGCTTTTTTGCAAGTATAATTGTTTTTTGCCATATGTTATTTTGTAAAAATGTACATTTTTTGCATATACGTATGCAAATTTTTATTACCACACAAAAATAAAACACTATGATCAAAACGCACAGCGATACGTAAACAAAAACGCATTTACACCACCGAATAACAAATTACCGGTGGGCAAATATAAACGTCAGTGTTTGCTGTCGATATAGCAAATGAAACGTATTTCCCACGCAAATTAACGTTTATTTCTTGCCTGTCCGGCCCCATATCATACTCATAAGATTTTCCGTCTATCGTTATCGTAAACGTAAACTTACACGTGTTTTTTATCATAACCGAGCGAATACATTTTATTCTTGACGTATCAAAATCCATTACGGCAGATTGCCATTTTTTAGGAAGATTGCTATTAAAATACTTACCTGTTTTTGCTACTTCTCCCACCATTAAATTTGTCAAACAACATAGAACTTCTCCCATTGGATAAAGCTTTGTGATGCCTATATTTTGAGTTATTACTGCTGATGAAAAATCATAGCAAATTAGTATCGTACCGTTTTTTGTTTTTGACGCCAAAAAATATTTTCCACTATGGTATGCGGCTGATGCCTGCTCGTTAGGCAAAATTGCAGGGAAAATTTCGGGCATTACGTAAGAAATACTACTTCCGTTAAATTTACAAAAACCTGCGTCCGTCATAAACATTATTACGTTTCCGCACTTGCAAATTGTGTCCGAATATATTTTTCCACCGCCTAGATATAAATTGAATACACTATAATCACCCGATGCCAAATCGTTAACTTTTACTATTCCGTAACTCTTAAATACGTACAAACTGTCATTAAAAGCAATAATTTTGTTTATTTCGCCCTTTTCGTCAGACAAATCCATACTTCCGCCGCCCGCACTTTGCCCAAATGCTAGCGGACTATTTAAGGTACTATAATGCAAAACACTACTTCCTTTGACAGATGCAAATACTCTTTTGTCAAAAACTTCTAATGAGTTTATACACTCCAAATCAGAACTTTCGGGTGTATCTTGTCCTTTCCACCAATATAATTTTCCGCCGTCAGAATAAATCAAAATAGTATCGTCACCCTTGTGCTTATAGTTAATTCCGTAGGTATTACCTACCGTACTAATTCCCGCCACAACATTTGTGTTTTGCGTCTCATCTTTGTACTTTACCACGCCGTTTATTGACCACATCGGCGTATTGTTGCCATTATTATAAATCCACATTCCGCTACATCCCGACTCGGCAAAAGTGCTTGGCGATATACCGTAACCTTTTTTTAACGTGCCATCGGTATGATCAAATCCGCTCATATTTGTTGCGCTTTTGCTTTTTCTGACCTCATCTAGCGAAAAATCTGCACCTAACGAAAAATCTGTCTTAAAATATATTTTCTTTCGCCCAATGTACTTCATTTTTTTCTCCCAAACTATTCATAAAAATACAAACTTACACAAATTACCAACAATAAACTTTTAAGTTCCCGCCAACTTTTCTCGTTTTTAGCGATAACTTAAATTTGTCGTCAAAGGCTTGCGCTTCTTCTGCCATGCCCATAGTCAAAAAATACTGACTTGCTATACCGTACGCAATACTTTCGCCACTCACCAAAACGTGAAAAGGTAACTCATCAGTTTCGGTCGCTAGTGGCAAATATGCATAAGTTATTTCGTAGCTTCCTTTAGGCAACAAAAGTCCTGATGCGGTCTTTTGCGGATAAACCTTTTTTCCGTTGCATTTTACACTAATTACTTCGTAAATTCTGTCCGCAATATCTGAATATTCCAAAATCTCTCCGTCTAAATTAACGTTTGCTTTGTCAACTAGTTTAACGTATCCAATAGCGATTTCGTTGATTACCGCCTGCATAAAAACACAAAACTTTTTTGCCAAATCTGTTGCGTTTTGGTCAGGCTTATCAGACAAATAACTTTCTTTTACGTCATTTAATCCCACATACGTCATCGCCATAGCTATACAATCTTTTCCTGTCATAAAGCCTCCTCTAATGCTTTTTGAGCATATTTTTTGATTTCGTATTTTATTTCTCTTTCTTTTAGCTCGTTTTCACGTTGCATTTCTTTCATAAGTTCTATTGCTCTTTCTGCTCTGGTTCGTCTAACTAATCTTATCGTTCTTTCGTCCAAAATTTCATACGGAACCGCCAAGCAAAAAGTTTGCTTTTGACCTTTATGATGAACTTCATAACGTTTAAGGCGAAAATTATAGACCGTGAAATACTCACGGTCTATTTCTTTAAGCCTTTTTGCTATATCGTAAAGGTCATGTTTAATTACGACACATCCGTCCATAATTAGCTTCTTATTATGCCAGTAAGTCTGCCTTGGCCATTAGGCTTATCGCATATCAAGTCACAATACTTAACCAAAGTTGCGGTATAAGTAGGTTTGCCTTGAGTTTGACGCAAAATTTTGCCATTTTCGGATTCTAGAAATCTCCAATCACATAGCTGATGCAAATGGAATGCCGAAGTATCCAATAGATACAAAGTCTTTTCTGGAACAAATCTGTCATAAACCAGTGGAATTCCGTTGTATGCCATTGTTTTGAATCCACCATTGATTTCGGTCATTTCGATATTACGCTTGTACTGTGCCATGTATTCTTGGTATGCGTACTTAACATCTGCCGAACAAGCCAAAAAGTCAACTGTAGAACCAGCATTTATATCCAGATAGTCAATTGCTTCTTGAATCATTGTTTCATCTAGCTGTGATGCTACGTTTTTGCTGTACGGAGTAAGGAATTTATAATCTTCACGGCTAAGTCCGTATAGATTTCCGCTACCAAAAATCGCTCCAAGCCCGGTGATTTCCTTGTCCTTACTACCCTGAACGTAAATTCCATAGTTAATACTTACGCTAGAAGGCTCTCTATTAAAGGTTATTGTGCTGTTTGCTCTGTCAACTTCTTTAATAATCAAGCCAGAATCAGACAAAACGCCTGTATTGCTATAAATATCTACAATCAAACCTTCGGTAAAGTTTTGAATATTAGATACGGTGCAAGGATTAACGTCTGTGGTTTTGAATACACCAAGTCTGCCTGTTCCATCGCCATAAAGCATACGACCTAGATTGAATTTTGATGCTTTTAGAAGGTCTTCGAGCTCGCTGTTTAGTAGGTCGGTAAATACGCCTCTGCCATCTTCGCTTGCTCTGATTGCTTTGTCCGAAATTTCAATTTGTCCATAAAGATTTTTTAGAGTAGATACAAACTGAACGTATTCAGAAGAATGTGGAGTTGGCAAATTGCCATCTTCGTCACCAGCACCAATACCTCCATTTAGTCCGTATTTTGCTGCCTTACGGATTTCTTTTCCCCATACGTCAGAAGTAGTTTGTTCGATTTTTGAAAGAAGCGGATTGCTCTTTACGTTAAGAAGGTCGGTTACCGCTCCTAAATAAACTGTTTTTAATGCATTTTCTGCACTTGTCAATGTCACCATTATTTTTTTCTCCTTTTTAATAATTTTTTTTGTTATTTTAATAATTTATTACTATCGCAAATATTATTTTTGCGACTCAAACATAATGTCAGCCAAAAGCTTGGCTTCTTTTAAGCTAGCTGGTGGTTTAATTTTTGAGGCCCCGTTCCCACCGCTACCAAGCACTTTAGGTGGCATGCCATTTTTTAGCGACATTATGTATCTGTCTATTATTTCTTCGCATATACGCTTATTTGTATATACGTTGTTTTCTAAAAACTCCTCGTTTTCTAGCATATTAGCTATAACTTTTGAGTCTTTTTCTTGGTTAAATGAATTTTTTGATAGCGACTGTTTTTGCAAAGAAGCAATTTGCATATCTGCATCGCTACTTTGCATAACGTCATCATTTTGTTGTCCACTCTTTTCTTTATTCTCGTCGTTAAAAGCCATACAACTATCGGTATCGAGCTTTTCTTCTGTCTGCTCATTTTTAACTTCGTTTATGCTGTTATCAATCATAAAAATCTCCTTTTAATTATCTTTGTTAGTTTTTTGTTAATATTTTTGTGGTTTTTGTTTTTTTAAGGTTTTTAACTGCAATTATGCTTTCTTTTGCTTTATCGTTTCGTTTTTTGTTGCAAGCTCGGTTAGTTTTGAATTTTCTTTAATTTTTGTGTCTTGTTTTTCGGTTACGTTTTGTTTGTCTGTGCTGATATTTGTCTTGTCTATATTTGAATTTTGTTTATTTGCATTTAAGTTATTGTTTTGCAAAAATTCCCAACCGCCAAAACCCAAAATTTCCAAAAGCTTAGACTTTGCTTGCGAAGAAACATTTCCGTCCTTGTCATTAAACAACCCTGCGCTAAAGGTTTGAAGCAACAAATTACGCTTTGCCGAAGATGAAATTTGCTCTGAAACTTCAAAAACAACGTCATCACTTCCCAAATCGCTGTTTTTCCATTTTATAATTTCTGTTTTTTTATTGCCCGCAAGTTTAGTGAATCTTGTGCCTTTTGCGAACTGCTTATATAACCTCAAAATGTATTTAGAAATTTTTAATAATGCAGAGCGTATGCTTTGCGCCGATAAATTTATTCTTTCATCTTCCTGCTCTATAAGTAGTTGCAAAGCCGTTGCGCTTGTAATTCTTGATGAAATGTTCCCCGAACTCAAAATGTCGCTTACACCACTAATAGTCACAAATTCGCTGAGTAGTTTTTCTTCTTCGTCACCAAACTCCTCGGGTACACTACCGCCATCCATAAACTTTGGCGGAGTAGAACCCATACGATATACCAAAATTTTACCTGGGCTTAAGCCTTCTTCTTCAAGATTATCAATATCCACACTTCCGTCTTCTACCGCCAAAACGCCCATCGCAAGCCTATTCAAAAACTCGTGTTTTCGGTTTTTTACCGAATTGTACGCTCGCTGAACAGGTATCAATCGCTCTACTATGGAAGTGCCAAAAAACTCTCCAGCCGTTTTTAGGCAATCTTGCTTAATAAAAGGAAAAATTCTCTCACCATCTTCGCCTAGCGCATAAGGAATTTCACCTTTATAAACAAGTTTATCTCCAGCAACAATAATCAGTTCGCCATTAGGATTTGCGTCATTTGATGCGGTATATTTTTCGATAACGAGCGCCGTATCGTCTTCTGTTGGTTCAACAACCTCGCCCCAACGTTCAAAAATCTCACTTACGGGTAATCGTTTTGCGTGCATGATGCTTTGCTGATACTCTATTTCTGGTCGTTGAAAATCTGACGGATATATTTCATAAGGCGAGCAAACTTCCATTTTTACTTCGCCACTTTTTATGATTTTTCCGTTAAGTGTGGCAATTTCATCACCGCCTTGACTATCCCAAACCACCTTATAAAACACGCTTCCCGCAATTTCTGACCACATAGTCCCTTCAGCAATTTTGTCATTTACTCCTAGTTTCGAAGTTATTGCAGTCAAAATTTTTGTTGATAATTTTGCCGCATTTATGTCTTCTTCGTTTTGTGAAAAAGGTTTGATACTCATTGACGGCACAATCTTTGATAATCTTGCCAGTCTTGCTTCGATAATGGGCGCTATGTGATTATAAACAGCTCTTTGCTGCCAATAAAAATCTCTACTGCTTTCAAAAACAGAATTATCTGCACCAATATATCTGTATTGATTTCCATTAAAAAACTCTTCGTTTAGCTTCCAAACCGCATCGTAATGCGAGCGTTTTGCCACTCTACGATTGAAATCTGCAATTACTTCTCTTACTATGCTTTGTTCGTTAGTTTCCATTTTTTCTCCTTTTATCCTTAACTGTTTCTACGCTTTTAGGGATTAGCAACGTGCCGGCTTGCTCGTACAATTCTTTTAGGCATTCGGCGCAAATATGAATGCTGTTTTTTAATCCCATACGATTGAGTCTTATTGTGTAATCGGCTAGCTTATTACACGCACCCATTTCACATCTAATTTTTCGTAGATTCTTTTCGATTTTCATAATTTTCCTCCTTTAACATTTCCAAAAGTTTCTTTTTTTCTTCCAAAAGTTCCTCTTCGCTCATTATTGAGTATTCCTGACCAAACTCATCTTTTAACATTTTAAGCGCAGACAAATCGGGCGGAACTTCTTTTTCGGTAACTTTTTTTCTAATCATTTCTAAATTCCCATCGTTTACCGCATATTCGCTAACAGTTTCTTTTACTCTATACCCAACTGCTTTTTTGCGAACAGCCTCGTAAATTTCACACATAATTTCTCCCAAATTTAACTAATTTTCGCTTATCCTTTTGCAAAATACTTTCTTTTTTCTTTTGTGGGAGCAACGAACACAAATAATATCTCAGCTCGTCCATAGCGTGGTCGTCAACTTTTTTTGGACTTTCGCCATCTCCCCACACATACCCTTTTATTTCCCTAATCATATTGACGCAATTTTTGAAAATAAATAGTTTTTTGTCCCCCAAATATCGTTTTACAATATTGATTCCAAACGAAACGTCTTTATTTACACTAGGACACACTGCAATACCACTCTCAAAAAACAATTCTGCAACACTCTTTTGCGAAGCTAATGTACGTTGATTAGAAGCACTGTCGATTAATGCGCTAATTCTTCCATTTCTATCTTTCTGCCAGCCTAACTCATCGCAAATTTGCTTAATTTTTTGGCAATGATAACCTACGTCTTTGTCTTTCATATAATGCTCTCTTATTACGTAAACGTTTCCGTCACCATCCTTTGCATACCAATGGCAGGAAAGAGGATTGCTTAAACCTGGGTCGATAGATATGTTATCATACCACTCTTTTGGCACCGAAAAGGGTTCGATTACGTGAATTGTTTGGTCAAATTCAGGATAAACAGGTCCGCTCACTCCCACAAACTTTCCATATCGCCTCCTAAGTAAACTTTCTTGGCTCATCGTTTTTGTCTTTTTTTCCACTTCATCTTGGTCCAAATACGGATTATCCGCCCACTCCATAAATGTATGCCAAATGTCATCGTCATTTCTATCATTTAGATAAATACGGTAATAAACGTATGTTAGACCTTTTAGCGGAGTCATTGTTGCGTAAACACAGCCCTTTGTATCCATAACACGCATAAGGCACTCGTCATAAATTTCTTCAGGCGGTTCTTCGTCAAACCACACAAAATCAAGCGACGCGCCCTGAAATTTTTCTCTACCCATTTCGCACGACTTAAAGCAAATTTTGCTTCTTCCGCCAAAAACCGTTTTTATGGTTATGTAATCGATAACACCGCCTTCGGGAAAGTCAGACTTTCCACTAACCATAACCACGTTTTCTATCCAATCAGGGTTTATATAATAGAGAATCTTTTTTTGAGCAACCTCACGCTGTACTTCTCTGGTAAGACTAACAACCCACCCAGTAACTTCTTTTTTATTTTGCAAAAAAGGGTGAATGCCTCTTGCCCGCCACACAGTTTCTACCGCACCGCACTCTGTTTTTCCGCTACGATTTCCGCCAAAAACCCACCTGTTTTTTTTGTCACTCTTATGAAATTCCATTTGTTTTAAGTGGACTTTTTCTTTGTTGTAATACTCCAGCCTATTTTTTTCACGATATTGCAAAAGCTGTTTTTCGACAATTTTGAGTCGCATAATAATTTCTTTGTCCGTCATCTTTATTGATGAATGAGAATTGTTTTTCGATTCTGTTTGCGATTCGTCACTTTCGTTATCGCAAAATGCTGCCGAGCGACAAATCAAGCCGTTTGACTCACAAAAATCATCTTTAATAAAATCGGTCATAATATCTTCTTTTTGTATAAAAACCGCCTCCTTTTGCATTAAAAATGGTGTTACACTTTAATTATGAAAAAAATCATTTTAGCTTTAATTTTACTTTTGTGGAATTTCTGCTCATGTTTTTCCTCCTTTTGTCAAGCTTTTGCTGTTTCCGTAGCCGATTTTTCTAGCGTTACGTATGGATATATTGGCACGGAAGGAGCAAAGCTAAAAGACAGTAGCGGAAACATAATTACTTCGCTACCGGCCACGTATTTTGTGGCTATTACCGGTCAAAACGAATTTTGTTATATTTGCTCTTACCTTGACATAGAAGGTTTTGTAGATAAAACCGAGGTGGAAATTGTAGATTTTGAGCCTGTTTATAAATACGCCAAACCGACTTTTACTGCCACTAACGATACTCATCCGGTAAACATCCGTTCTTCTCCCACAAAAGATGGAGAAATTTTGGCAAAAATTCCTGACGGACAAATCGGAATTTACTATGGCGAAGTAGTTGGCGAACAACTAATCCAAGGTATAGACCGATGGTATTACGTGCGATATGGCAACGAAACAGTACAGCACGGTTACGTGTACAGCACCCAAGTATCCGTCAACGATATTCCTCAAAACGTAATT